AGCCAAGAGTTCTTAGACTTTTAGACCTAGGCAATGTAGTAGAAGATCATTTGATTGAGAAGCTACGTAAGATACCAGGAGCCATTATCTATGATGTTCAAAAGGATGGTAAGCAATTTAAAACAGAGGCTCTTGGAGGGCATGTCAAAGGACACATAGATGGTGTCGCTAGAAACCTACCAGGCTTGAAAGAAAACATACCCTATCTGTTAGAGTTTAAAACAGCTAACGACAATCGTTTTAAAAATTTAGAAAAGCTAGGTAGTTATTGTGCTTGGTCAGAAGAGTATGACGCACAGATTCATTTGTACATGGGACTTTTTAAAATGGATCATTGCATAGCTATCGTTTACAACAAAAACAATTCAGCTTTGTATACAGAAGTTATTGACTTTGATTACTTAAAGTTTGAAATGCTTATGGAAAAAGCAGAGCATGTATTGAAAACTAATACGCCACCTGACAACAACATACCCGAGACTGACTACAGAATACGTAGCTTTATGTCTGCTAAAGAAAGGGCCGCATACCTTGGCAGATCTTTACCTGAGAAAGTTCATTGCAGATCATGTCGCTTTGCTAGTGTTGATATTAACAAGGGTGGAGGGTATTGGCATTGCTCTCAACATGACAAAGGGATCAGCGAGGATAGACAGACCAAGGGATGTCCAAGACATAACTATATACCAGAGCTAATACCAGCAACCATGATTGAAGAGGATGATAACTTTGTTATGTATGAGAAAGATGGGTTTAAGTTTATTAACGTAGCTAGTCAGAAAGAATCTACTGGCGACAACCTTTACTCTAGTGAGGAGCTGATAGAAGTAATCAACAGTGGCTTTCCAAAAGAATTACTAGAACAGTGTGCTTCTGCTAAGAGATTAATGAATGGTACGATCAAGAGTATCAGACCTTGGGTTGAAACAGGCGTGCCTTTCTAAGCTTTAGCTTTTTTTATTACTATAATTTCTACGCCTGGATACAGAGCTTCAACAAGTTTCTTCTTTAATCTAAACATAGGTGTCTCTATACCCTTGGTATCTTCTATGATCTCATCGCCATTGATGTTCTTATATTTAAAGTCAGCCTTGTAAAGACATACCTTCTTCTCATTAACAAAGCATGGGAAGGGTGGGTGTACTTCTATGTCAGAGATTAGGCCTTGATCTTCTAGTTCTTTAAGATGATTGTATCGAGCTGCCTCAAGTTTGCTATCAAAAGTATAGCCATCGAGTCTTACTTTCTTTGCTCCGTATTTGTTATACAAGTTAGATTCCTAGTATTTTCTTTTCTTCTTCTTCTCTTAATAACTGAGATGCTCTGCTAGGTTGAGCAAGATTAGGTGCTTCAAACTGTCCTTGTAAAGATTGTCCAGTTAAATCTATTGAAGCAGAAGCCAAGTCTCCAATAGGTACTTCTTGAGGTGCTTTAATATCTGTTCCTTGTAAAGCAAAGTTAAGTACATCTTGATTAACTTCACTAGGTTTAAATATACCTAGCATAACCAAGTCTCTGTTAGCTACCTTAGCAATCTTTAACTGTTCGCTAATAGCATAATCAGGAACTCCCAATGTTCTTGCATCTTCTATAGCTGTGTAAAGAGTTCTTAAAGAATTGTATCTGTCTTTGTTTGTATTGATGTAACCTTTAACAAAACTTTCTGCATCTCTTCTGTTATTTGATCTAAGCAATCTATTAAATTCATTAGTTGTTTCTCTTATAGCTCTCTTAGACTCTGCTGCTTTGTAATACAGAGATCTTTCTAGCTGTGGTTTAACAACTTTAATACCAGAGAAAGCTTGTACCATTGTCTCTGCTACATCAATAGGTTTTCCTTTTGGACTAATTAAATCTTCTTCTCCTGTAAAGACAGAGGCTGCAGCTGTTACAAAATCTTTAGGAACTATCTGTGTTCCTTCTGCATCAACTTGTACTGAAAAAGGCAGTGCTGTAGGTGCTATAGAATTAAAAACGTGAATCATTGATTTTAAACCCTTATCACCTAATAAATCTGATTCGTTATAAATAATTTTACCTGTTGATGTTTGACCAGATTGTGCTTCAAGCAAGGCGTTAGCACCTATACTTGTAGATAAAAAAGGATTTGCCATTTCTCCTACTGAATCTATTGTTGCATTACTTGCTATGCTTAGTAGACTAGCTTCGTTTCTATTGCCAGTAGCAACTGCATTTAATACAGCTCTAAATGGTCTTTGCAAATAATCATAGGGATTGGTGTAACTGTAATTAATAAATCCTGTAATATTTCCTTGTGCATCAGTGCTGGTTGGAATCATAGTCGCAGTCTTTTCCCAAGGTGCAGCAAAAGATCTTTTATATGCGTCTATCTGTTCTTGACTTGAACCAGTTAGGGCTAGACCTGCTGCGGTTAAACCTGCTGGAACTCCAACAGTAGTAGTTAGTCCAGACGTTAGTCTTCTCATTCCTACTTTTTGTAATTCTGCATTGTTACTTGCTAGTTCTTTAATACCTCTTGATATAGTGTTGCCAGTATTTCTTACTATCTCAGCAGGGAAAGCTGTAAAGTTACCTATGACTGGTATAAATTTTAATTGTTTTACTATCTCAGGAACTCTTGAGTAAGTGGGAGTTACATTCAAAGCTATGTCAGCAGACTCTGCTTTAATAAATTTATCTAAAGCATCATCGCTAACAGATTTTAATTCACCAACATTGATAGTACCATCTTGTCTAATAAGTTTTTGAATATCAGTATTAGAAAAATTCTTAGCAGCATTGACAGGAATAAAGGCATCATCAGTAGAGTCAGCTATAACCTTTGTAAGTTTTGCTTGTTCGCCATTCCAATTAATCCACCTAGCCGCGTTATCTGATCCTGTATAAATTCTTTCAACAGGTTTTAATGCTTTCTGTAATTTATTTGTAAGACCGTTTGATTGTAATTTTTTCATCAAAGCAACATCTTCTATAGCATAAGAAGCTAAGTCAGCTATTTCTTCTAACTGCGTACCTCTTCCTACAACAATACCGTACTCTCTTCCTTCTTTAATATCTTTGTTGTATTTTGTTTTTTGCCTTGGATCAAAAACACCAGCAAAAGACTTTTGAAAAGTTTTTGTAAACTCAGCAGAAGGCCCAAGGTTTCCATTCATAGCAGCAAATAATGGGACACTTGTATTGTTTCTTATATGAGCACCAACAGATAACAAGGTTTTGTTATATTGTCCTACTGTTTTTAAACCTAACAAACCCTTGTAAACATTTTTTAAAATGTTAGGCATAGTATTCATAAAATCTTTTGATGATCCTGTAACAGCATCAACAAAAACTTTTGGTGCATAGGTATCTTGTAAAGCACCTTGCTTGTCATTAAATTTTACATAATCAACGCCGTCTATTGTAACTTCATCTCTTAGTGAAGGAATTTCTTTTCCTGTCTTTGGATCTTTTTTAGGAGCAATTTGTTTTCCTGTCTTTGGATTTATTTCAGGAGCTTTTAATACATTTATTCCTTCAGCTGTTAATTGATCAGGAGTCTTTAAAAAAGATGTGGTTCCTAATTGTTTTGCATTATCATTAATTAATCTTATATCATCATAAACTTTTATATTTCCTACTGAAGTAGCAATTTTAGATATAGTAGAAGTAGCTGCAAAAGTCTCATCTACTAAAGCTTTTCTCCACTCAGATCCTTCTTTGTATGTAAGGGGAGTTATCTCACCTAAAGCTTCCCTAACTTCAGGTAAGTTTTTTAATGTTTTTCCTTTTAGTAAGCCACCTTTTATATTGTTTACTAAAAGCTCTGGAGTTTCGTGAGGGTTTAAAGAGTTTTTAGGATTTCTTATATCATCAAAAATTTGTATTGCTTTAGATGTTCCAAGAGGATCACCCTCAAGTCCTGCTACTGTTTTAATTTTATCAATGGCTGCATCGTATACTTCTTTAGATGGCTCAAAACCAGAATCATTTATGGCTCTGTAAAGAGTTGTTCCATACAAACCTCTGTTTTTAAGTAACGCATCTTTAAAATTTTGATCTAAAGTTAAACCTGCAACAGTAGGTCTATCAGAAACTAAATCAAATAATAGTTTTTGTTCTAATTCAAATATTGTTTTATTGTTTTGAACTATAGAAGATATTGTATTATTAGGATCTATTCCTAGAGCCTCGTAATCTATTTTGTTTCCTGATCCTTCAAAACTTTTAATCTTTTTTAAAGCTTCGTCTTGAAGTTCTTTTGCTTTAATTCTTTTTGCATCGTCAGCTAAAGAAGGAAACTGTCTTTCAACAGCAAGCAAAGGTGCTCTATAAGTTGATATAGATTTAACTAATTCTAAAGAGTCTTTATCATTTAATTTACCACCATTGGTAACAGCATCTTCCATTGTTCTTCTTATCTTATCTCCAGCATCAGCTATCTCTAATCCAAGATTAGATGCGTAAGCTTTTTGTGTTTGAAATACATCTGATATTAATTTATTATTTTTTGTAGTTTGTTCAAAAGTTCCACCGTAACTAAAGTTTTTTCTTAAGTAATCAAATAAACTTTTATCTGCTTTGGTTGCAGAAGCAAGAGCTTCATTTGGGCTAACTTTTTTAGCTAATGCACTCATGTAAGGTGCAATTAGATCTAATCCAACACCAGCTGTTTTAAGAGTTCCTCCCACAACCTTGGGTGCAGCATAAACAAATGATGCTGTCTCAGCGAATACTTGCATTCTTTCTTTTAGTCTTGCAGCTGCGGCATCTCTGCCTGCAAGATTCTTAATTCTTTCTTCGTCACTTTCTTTATCAAAGATCATGTCAGCAAAAGTATCAACATCATCTGTAGCTACAGCAGCATCGACTGCACCTATAGCTCCTAGTTGTTTTGCTTTACTTAATTTAGATAGAGCACTTGCTGTGCCAAGACCAGGTATACCAAACTGAGCAATCATTTGTGCTGTTTTACCAGCAGTGCCTTCTACTTCAGGTTTAATACCTTCAAAAAATTCGTTTACATTGTCAGTTACTTCTGTATTAAATAGAAGATCAATACCAGTTGTCGGTATGGTAGCAAGGCCTTGAGGTATAGAAACAACACCTGCTGCTATTCCTCTACCTATGTCTCCTGCTAAAGAACCAGATGATCCAGTTCTTTTTCTTTTCATTGATTTTTGTTTTGCTTTTTCTATTTCTTTAGGATCATTACTATCTACAAATAATTTTCTTCCATCCTCAAGAACCACTAAAGGCACTGTTATTCTCCAGCTACAATCATCTCAGCTAATTGTGTTATGTCTCCGCCAGTTTGTTGAAACATTGCTAAGAAACTAATTAAATTTATTTCATTTCCATTAAGATCAGTTAGCTTTCCATCTTTCTTGTTTGTTAGTTCTTTTCTAAATTGAGCTAATAAAGCAGCTGCTCCAGCTATTGCTGTTTGATCTATTGGGGAAGCACCAGCTTGAATTTTTTGTAACTTTTTAATATCTTCATCACTCATTGCTAGTAACTGTTCTTGATCTGTCATTGCATCTTCTTGTCTTGCACCCTCTTCCATAGCAGCTTGACCAAAGTCAGAGATAGCATTCCTTGGAACAAAGCCTTCGCTTGGTTGCATCATAGCTAAGAATCCTGCCATCATTTGTTTTGCAAACTCAGGATCTCTACTAACTTTTTCCATATAGCTTGATGGAAAAGCTTTTACATAATCAAGGAATACAGGTGATTCTCTTCCTGCTTCCATTGCAATCTCCATGGTTTTTTGTTTAAGAATATCTTTTAGTGCGTCTGAATCATTAACTTCTTTAAGTCCTGATACTTTTTCAATAGGAGGTGAAACTTTAGTTTTTTCATCATCGCCTGTTAGTCCCATATATAAACCTGCCGCTGGAACTCCACCGTAACCAGCCGCTCTAATTGCACCTGTTACTGCACTTCCCTCTGGTCTACCTGGATTTTTACCAATACTTCTTAAGGTTGATTGAATTACTTTTCCACTGCCAACAAAAGGAGCAACCATTTCTGATGGAATAACTTTAGGAGATGCTGGTTTAGTTTTAGTAATAGCTGTACTAGGTTTGGGCTTAGGTTTGGGTTTAGGCTTAACTTTTTTAATTAAAGATGCTATTCCTTGTATTGCTTTCTTTTTTAATGCCATAATTATTGCTCCAACGTATAGCCTTCAGGCACTTCGTTATCTTCAAATAAATAATACTCTTCATCTACTGGATCATAATAAAAATAATTTCCAGAATCTTCATCAATATAAGCCACACTAGGATTAGTGTAATCTTCGCTCAAGCCTTCTTTGATTGCATCTCCAATGGTATAAGCAAGAGCTCCTCCAGCTGCTGTATTTGTTACTGGATTAGAAAGTTTAGATGCTGCGTTAGCAGCTTTTCTCATTTTATTTCCTGTGCTTAATGCTTTTATTCCAGCACCAGCTAATCCCAAACCTGGAATTGCCATCGCATAATCTAAGGGATTATATGGATCAAAAATTAAACCATCTCTACCGAAATATTTTGTCCCTGCTTCTCCACCCTCAGCAAATCCTTCTATGCCACGTCCTCTAAGAATATCTTTTTGAGTTACTTTGCCATCACCTGTTAGATCAGGAAAGCCACCGTCTTTTAATCTTACAGGAGCCATGCCTGACATTATTCCTCTGTTCATGAAAGAACCTTGGAGTAATCAACAGCATAATAACCATCTTTAACTACTACTGCATCTGGTTTAACTTCTAATACTTCTTGAGCTAAAACACCTTCCGTTGGTTCTGATTCTGCTCCAAGCTCCATGGCTTTATCATTCCAATCCCATGTGTACCAACCAATGTTAGGTTCAACTTCACCAATCTTTTTAATGTTAGTTTTTAATTCAACATCAGATATAGCAAATAAAGAAGCTATGGTTCCTGCCGCACCTAATGCTTTTGATGCACTACTTGGCTCTTGATAAGATCCACGTTGATAAGCACTTGTACCAGTACCACCAGAGAGTCCTCCCATTGGTGATCCAGCAAGTAATGCTTGACCTTGTTGTAGTCTTTGCATTGGCTCGTTCGCAAGTTGCTGTGCTCCTTGGAACTGTCTTGATAGTGCAGCTTGTTGAGTTGCTTGACCTTGTTGACCGAGTTGATTCAACATATTGATTTGGTTTCCTAACATTCCTTGTCCTTTTTGTCCTAGACCTGCAATGCCTTGACCTATCTGACCAAACTGTTGTCCCATACCACTAGCTAATTGACCTAAGCCACCTAGTTGTTGTCCACCTTGCATAAGGCTAGAACCAAAACCACCTAGGGCTTGTCCTCTTTGTACTTGTTGTTGACCTAGACCAGCCATCTGACTACCTAGTGCGGCCTGCTGACCACCTATAGCTGCTTGTTGTCCGCCTAAACTTGCTTGCATTTGACCTAATCCAGCTTGTCTACCTTGTTGTGATTCAAAGGATTGTCTTGCAGCATCTTGAGCTCTGCCAAATCCTTGACTTCTAAGAGCACCAACTGCTTCAGCGGCCCCTCTTCCTGTTTGTCTTGCTAATTCTTCTTGAGTTATCCTACCTCTTGATCCACCAAAGGCACCAGCGGATACAGCTCTATCACGTAGCCCTATGTCTTGTTTTGCTGATTGTCTGTTTATATCTTCTAATGTTTGTTGTACTACTTGATCTTCGTATGGATTATAAAAAGCAGATGAGCTACTAGGATCAAACATTTTAGTAGCACCCATTGCACTTTGTTCTGCTCTTTGTAATGCACCTATACCACCTGCTACAGTATCAGCTCCTGTACCTATCATCCTTTCTGCTGCATCTGAGAATCTTCCAGCACCTCTTGCTAAATCAGATCCTTCTCTTTGAAAGCCCATACCTTCTTCAATACCAGCTTGAGCCTGTGGCACAAAGCCCATGGCTTGATCTAGTGCATCTTCTTGTCTGCCGTATAATCTACCAGCATCTTCTATATAAGGTTTAAATTCTCCTAAACCACCTGCTGCTTGACGTGCTTGTATTTGTAATGGTGTAAGACCTGCTGTTTGTTCTATGGGTATATCTCTAGCTCGAGATATTAGTCCTTCGTATTCACCAGGAGAGCCAAAGTAGGAAGCAAGAAGTCTTCTTGAGTAGTCCTCCATGTAAGGAGATATAAAAGAATAACCTGTTTCTGGAGTTGTTATTACATCTGCTTCTGGCCCTTGTTTAGTTTTGCTACTAAATATTCCCATTATCTGTATTTCCTCATCATTTGTTCGCCTTCTTTTTGTAGAGCATACATTTGACGTGCACCTTCTAGGCGTTGTTCGTATTCGTCTTGTGGGTTAGCACCTGCTGCCACACCCATACCTCTAACTGCTTCAGCATTAACAACAAACTCACCATCACTTAACATGGCTGGTATCTTGTCGCCACGCTCTCCACCTGGGCCTGTAATTAATTCGCTTCTATCTACAAATTTACCGTCAGCTGCATATAACTGACTGGCTATTCTTCTTGGTTGTAGATCATCTACATAAGTAGCTTCTTTAGGAGGTGCCACTAATGGTGAAAAAGATGTGCCTTTCATTTGTGAATAAAGTTTTGATACTTCACTAGGGTAGAATCTGTAAGCATCTGGTGTTTCATCTCTAGCATCAATAGATATAGATGCTCCAGGAGTTTGAAAGCCATAACTACTACGACCTGGTGCACCTGATCCTCCATAACCTTTTGCTAATCTAGCTGCTGCTTGTTTAGCTTTTTGTTCTGCAATCTCTTCTTCTGTTGGTGGTGTATAGCTATATCCTCCACCTCCACCTGGTAGGTTTATAATTCCACCAAAGTTACCAAAGTCTATATCACTAAAATCAAAATCATCAAACATATAATCATCAAAATTAAACTCTCTTTCACGTTCAAATTTTCTTTCATCAGCCATGCCACCTCTTCTAAATCTTTGTATGTCAACCTTTGATGCTCCTGTTCCTTTGATCATTTGACCTTCAGTCTGACCATAGGGTTCTGGCATAAAACTTTGTGCTTGCTCAAATCTATTAGCCATTTCTTCTGCTTTTGTTTTTCTAATAGCTTCATTAATATTTTCTGTATCGTTTGCAGCATCTGAAATAGAGTCATATTCTTTACCATTCAATACATATTTTCCAGTTGTAGCATCATATTCAGGTGCTACAGATTTTGATAAACCAAAAGAATCTTTGTCTTCAAAAATATCATCTTCAAAATCTATATCCAAAATTCCACCATTTGCAAAACCAGCTATACCACCATCAGCAAGCTGAACAGAAGTATCTCTTTCTAAACTTTGTTGAAATTTATTAAAATCTTTTTGAGCATCATCAACAGCTTCAGGATTACCAGGTTTTATATCTGGAGTATTTATGTCAGATGAACCTATAGAAAAACCTTGCATGACTTTATTTTCTTCATCTCCTCCACTTAAACCACCTAAAGCACTAGCAATTTTTCCAAAATCCATACCTCCACCAGTACCTCCACCAGTACCTCCACCAACACTACCGCCAGTAAAAAAATTAACTATGCCGCCATCCATGTAACTTGAAACATCAAAATCTTTATCATCTCTAAGTCCAGGAAGTAATTTTTTTAATAATGCTATTCCACCTAATGTTTTTAAAATTTTCTTGTGTGATTTCTTCATAACTAAATTATATACAATATTGTTTTAAGTGTACCATTTTTTCTATGTATCATCTCTTATGAGGTTGTTACATTAATTGATATGTTTCCATCTGTCTTAACAGAAACAGATCCTAGTGATGCAGTTGTCTCGAAGCCTTGTGGATTCTTCGGAGTGTGTAACTGTACCCATTGGTTGCCTATATATACTTGTAAAACACCAATAGATGTATTCCATATTACATCACCTACGTTAAAAGCTAAAGTAGAAATTTGAGAATCATTAAACTGTGGTGTTGAGCTAGGATCGAATGTTCCTAGGTTTAACTCAAGGATTCTTATTAATCTGTTGAATACATTAGCATCAACCTCACCACTTGCTTGAGGTAATCTACTTGCAAGAAGCTTGGCCATTATCTTCTGCCGTCAGTTCTAATATCAATCCTGTTTGCACCTAGTCTCCATTTAAAACCAGTTCTTGATCCTGTTGCCGCATCATCATCTGATTCAACTCTAAGAACAAGCTGTCTGCCTCTAGCACGTGTAAACGCTTGTTGAGTAGTGCTTGTAATATTGTTAGTTGAATTAGTTGTTAAGCTTTCTCCAGGAAAGTTACGAGTTTTTAATACAAAATTAATCTGTCCATCTGTAGGTGCTGTGCCAAAAAACTTAACATCTGGAATAATTCTGCTAACAAAACCCAGTTGATTACCTTCTTCTATATCTATATCACCAGACTCTATGAAAACATTATCCATAGGTGATCCGTCATCATCATCAGTGCTTTCATGTATATATACATAGCCATCACCATCGCTGTCTTTACCTGTAGCTCTAGGCTTTTCAAATACACCATCATCTATCCATGCTGTTCTTGATAGATTGCCTATGCTCCATGCACCTTCTAAGTAGTTATAAGTTACATACCTATCTATCTCTTCAGAAGAAGAAGAACAATAGAACCAACCAACCTCATTAAATTCTCTGTTAGTAAAAGCTAATGTTTTAAATGATTGAGTAGTATTAATATCATCTAATACATAATTTAATACGCTACAAACTAATCTTTTAACTGATCCTGAGTAAGTATAGAAGCCATCTCTAGCCATCCAATAGACACCATCAGGTGCATTAATCATGCCACTAGGAGATATAAGACCTACATTTTCATTAACTAGGTTTAATCCAAAAGTAAACGGAGCACCAATAAATTGCATACTATACAAAGAAGTATCAGTCCAAATAAGTATCTCTTGTCTTGATCTTAATCCGCCAACTATCTGTGATCCAGATGATAGCCTTAATGATCCAGCTGTATTGGTAGCTGTTGGTTCCCAATTTGTAACACTTTCTTGATCTGAGAAAGCTATAAGTAAAGGATCTATAGAACCAGACCTAGAACTACCAACAATAGGATCAGCACCTAGTACAATAACATGTCTATCAATGTCACTTACTATAACTTGTAAACCTTTTGTTGGTGCAAGATTAGCACCACTTAAAGTGCTAATAGCTACAGCTCTATTATCTTCACCACCAGACTCATCCCAGTAATAGATACTACCTGCTCTTGGATTAATAATTAAATCTTCACCAAAAGCATCGTGTGACCAAAGCCTTAGCTGTCCTGTTTCTGATAGTGCGTTTGTTGATCCCCAACCACCCGCACCCCATGTACCTGCACCCCAACCTGTTGATGGTACATACACATCTAATCCTACATTTATTTGATAGGCTGCATCAGCTCCTGATCCGCCATTACCTGTATCACTTCCATTTGCTGTAGCTGTTGCTGTAAAAGTAAATGTATCTGCACTTGGTATAGAAGTTATTTGATACTCTTTATTTAAAACTGTTGCTGTTATGTTACCGCCAAGACTTACTGCACCACTAATAGTTACAAAATCATTTACTACAGCTCCATGATCATTGTCAGTTGCAGTTATAGTAGCACTACCATTTGTTGCTGCAAAAGTAATGCCATTGGTTGTTGTAGCTCTAATTGGAGTTATATCAGAATAGTCTGATCCACTATTAACATAATATTTCCAAGTAGTTCCTAGTCCTAAATATTTTGTATACTCTAAATCAACCCATGCTAACAATGCTCTGCCTGTTCCTAAGTAAGAGCTGTTGTTTGATTTTTGCCAACCTCCTATTTTTTCTGGTAATCCTTTTCTAAATCTAACTAAATTACCGTCAGCCCAGCCGCCTTTGTCCATAAGATCAGTCATCTCTTTGTTGATTCCTGGGGTAAATTGTAATTTACTTAACGGCATATTAAACCTCGTGCCATTCCTTGCCTTCAAATAGTAAGGCTTCTGCTTCTCTACGTCTTATAAGTCCTTCAAGCACTTTGCCACCAGCTTTATTCCATCTTTTAATTTGTGCAGGCACATTATCAAAATCACTTGAGTTCAATACTTTAAGCATAGTCGAAGCTTTTAAGTTAGCAGGCCCTAGGTTAAATACCCAAGATACCAATGCATCAAATTGATTTTGATCAAGATCAACAGTAACGCTATCTTTAACATAACCTTCAAACTCTTTTATATCTTGATCTAATATTTCTTCTGCTTCTCTTTGACAAATTAAATCACCTTCTTTAACGCCAGCAGTATGACCATATCCTATTGTCCATACACCTGCTGCACATTTGTAAGCATTGTATTCAACACCTTCAAACTTTTTAATTAAACTTAATCCTTCTTGCGATATATTCATATTTTTACTCTCCTTCTTTTGTAGTAACTTTTTTGTAATAGACAACAACTTCTTTAAGTTCATTTATATACCTTTTTAATTCCTGCATATTATATGACATGAGCTCGTAATCGGGCACAGACATAGCTAAGAATACCACTTGACCTTGGTCTTTCTCAACTCTTGTTAAGAACTCTTCTAAATTTTTATCTGACACTACATACCAATACGGATCTTTTAGATCTATTTCTCTAGGCATTACAGGTTGCACTATAGTTCTTTCTATAGGTTTAGATATAACCTCAACCTGTTGTTTACTTGGTATCAGGCTGCAACTGCAAGCCATCATCAAGACTGTCAATGTTACGGCTGTCTTCTTCAATGCTATCAAATACATCTTTAGTTCCTTTGTTTACTCTTGGTTCAATCAAACCTGGTTTAGCTGCGGCTAATTTAGTTAAGTTATGTCGTTTAAATATGTCAAGGTATCTTGACATTTCTTGTTGAATCTCTTGATTTCTACTTTGTAAGTCTAGTAAGCTCGATGTCTGTAAAGCAAAATCATTTTGTAATGATTCTATTGCTAACCTTTGTTCTTGATTTCTTATTTCAAATGCTTGATTAAGAGCAGATAGTTTAGAGTTTTCATTCCATAGTAAATAAGTAGCTAATCCCATAACTACTATAATTCCTATCAAAACTTTAGACATTAACTAATAACCTGCGACAAAACTATTGATACTAGTATGAATGGATACACAGCCCAAATCATATTCTCTAGCTTATCAAAACGCTTTGCACCGTCTTCTAGTCTTTTATCAATACTTTTATATAATGCTTTGCATTCTCTTTCATGAGATTCTATTGCAGTAAGTGCGTCTTTTGCTGTTGCCATATCTTTCCTCAAATTGTATATACGTTTAAAGATTTTTCTTTACCTTTAACTTTAATTGCTTCTAAAGATTTTAACTCAAAACTACAGTTTTTGGCAGTCTCTTCTCCTATAAGTATATCAACTCCAGCTTCTTTTGTACCAGACTCAAGTCTAGCTGCTATATTTACGCAGTCTCCGATAGCTGAAAAGTCAAATCTAGTATCAGATCCCATGTTACCTACCACAGCTGTACCAGTATTTACTCCCACCCCAATAGCAATCTCATGTGATAATTCTTTATTAAGTTCTTTTATACGATCCTGCATTTCGATAGCAGTCTTTACTGCTTTGTCTTCGTGATCTTCTAAATCTAAAGGTGCTGAGAATATAGCCATGCAAGCATCACCAATAAATTTATCTACCATGCCTCCATTTTTTTGTACGCATTCTACTTGTACTGTTAATGCTTTGTTCATTATCTCAGTAACTTCTTCTGGTTTTAGTTTTTCTGAAAGACTGGTAAAGCCTCTAACATCTGTAAACAAAAATGTAGCGTATCTTTTTTCGCCACCAAGTTTTAATAGATTAGGATTATCTTGTAATTGTTTAACTTGTCTTGGATCAAGGTAATGTTCAAATTGTTTTTTAATTAATTGACGTAACTTAAACTGTTTTCTAAAGTTTAAATAGAAAGCTATAGCACCAGTAATGAATTGTGATACAAAAGTCCACGAAAAATCTATTAAATAACCCTTTTGAATGCTATAAGCTCCTGTAAGGCTTGTAGTAAAGAGTAAAATTACAGCTAGACTTACGCCTTTAGTTATACCAAGATAGTTAATTACAAGCCATGTCAACGACACAAATATTGCAAAAATTAATATTTCCAACGCAAGAGCAAAATCTGGGATAAAAGGAGAGTTTTCTAACAAAATTGACTCAGATAATGCTGCTTGAATTTTATGTGGCTCTAATAATCCAACCGGAGTTGCAACTTGCGGCATGATTCCTGGGGCAGTGACTCCAACAAAAACAAATTTACCTGCTACATCCATTTCTTTTAATGTTGTTTGTGGTGTATTAACCCAACTAATCCACTTACGACCAAGACTATCTGTTTTGACTGGTGGTATTCCTCTGACTGATATCTCTTGTATACCATTATCATTTGTAGTGATAATGTAAGTTTTAGCACCTGTTAATACTTTTAAGACTTCTGTGCCAAAAGAAGATACATATCCATCTGGTGTTTTTAATAATAATGGTATTCTTCTAACTAAATTATCTATATCAACCGGTGCACTTGCTATACCTTGATTTGATTGATCTTGTAAGATATCAATATTTTGTATAACGCCTGGTGTAAACATACCACCTATATCATTACCTTTTATGACTGTTCCAGTTGTTTTAGGATACTTACCATTTCCGTTTTCAAACATAGCCAGCACAGATGGTGCATAACCTAAAGTAGTAGCAAAGGTTTCATCACCACCCATACGATCAGCTTGTGGAAATCCTATAACCCAACCAACTCCCATAGCCCCTGCATTGATAAGATCTACTTGAATTTTTGCAAGACTTCTTCTAGGGAATGGCCAACCTCCTTGCTCTGATACATCGTTTTCAGTAATGTTTAATATTACAAAATTACCGCTTGGCTCGGGTGTTGTTACAAAAGCGTCAAATATTTTTAACTTAAGTATTTCTGTAGGGGTGCTTTGAAATATTAAAGGTAGTGATAGTAATATAAGTATAGGTAATAAAAGTTTATTCATTAATTCTTTTTTTAGCTATATCAAAATATTCTTTTATTGCTTCAAATCCTATAAAATTTCTGTTGCTATTTACTGCAACATAGCCTGTAGTTCCTGATCCCATATAAGGATCTAACACTGTTTTTGCATCAGGAAATACTGCAAGCATATCAGCAACAAATTGTTCTGGAAAAGCTCTCGTATGTGAGCCACGAGTTCCAACAGGCTTCCACTCTGTCCAATCAAAAACATCGTGTTTATTAATTGTATTAATAAGTTTTGTTTTAGGGCTTTTAGTTAGCCAGTAAATTCTTTCTGTCCAAGGATAAAATCTTATTTTATCAAAATTTTGGCTTCTATTTATCCATACTAATTCTTGTTTAATAATAAAATTACTTTTAAGTAACCATTCGTAAGGAGATATTTGAATTCCTTTTTTAATTCTATTTTTATGATTATAAATCATACTTCCATCATCTTTTAAAACTCTAAAACATTCATTTAAAAGTTTTATTTGTGTTTCTTGGTATTCTTTTTCAGGCAAATTATCGTTGTATGCTTGATGTCTTTTGTTACCAGTATGATGGCTGTTGCCTAAATTGTAGGGTGGGGATGTAATAATAATATCTATAGATGAGTTATTTATTTTTTTAAAAGAATTAAAACAATCGTCTAAATATAGTTTATTCATTAATTACTCTGAGTTATTTTTATAATACTACCATTTCCACCATTTATTTTAATTAAATTAGAAGTACCATCTTGTATGAAGATTACAGTATAGCTTCCAGAAGAATCTATATCTACTCTAGCTGTATCGCTAACACTACGCATAAGTGTTAATACTTCTCCTGTTATAAAAGATGTTATCTGCGTGCCTAAGTCTTGACCTAGTTTAGTACCAACAATATTAGTAGATGTAGCGTCTTGTGCTAACTGATCTTCTTGTTGTATTTCTTGTAGTGCGTCTATGACATCTAGCAAATCTTCCAGGAAGTTTACATCAAGATAGTTTATATCTAACTCTGTAAACTCTAGTTCTTTTTCTGAGTCTAAAAAATCTTCTTCTAAAAAGTCCTCGTCTAAACCATCAAAGTCTAATATGTTTTTCTTTTTGGTTTGTGTTGTTTCTTCTATAGCCACCTCTTCTTTAGGTGGATTAACAATAAGCATATTATCTATAAGGTCTAGTGTTAGGTCTAAGATTACAGGTGAGCTAGGTGATTTTTCAAAAACATCTACCGTTGTAGCTTCGTAAGGTTTATTAAGTGTAACTGTACCCATAGCTGTAGTTACTAATATCTCACCACTAGAATTACCAAATTCATCTGGTAAAAGTATCAACAACGACCTGCCGATTTCATCTACGGTAACTGTGAAATCAGTACCACGAATTGCTATGTTTGCTGTGGGTGTTTTAAGATCTATATTGTTTTTATCTATTTTGTTTAGACCGCCAGTAATAAACCTAGCTGTACCAAGACCAAAGGTAATAGCCATTTTAGATTTACTAGGGTTAGGATCAAAGATGTATTCGTCTATGGTGAGCTGAGAGTTTTCTGTAAGTCTTACCTTGGAGTCGTCTAGGAACGTAATAGCCATACGACCATTGGTAGTAATTGCTTCATCATTTTGTTGTATATCAAAAGACTCTTCTGCTTGATAAGGCTTGTCTCTTACTATTTGTGCTGAACCATTTAGTTCAGATATGTTTCCTATATCAACAGCTTGTGGTTGTTCCGCCATCGTTCTGAACGACACAAACAGTACCGTTAGAACCAGTAGAGTTAATCTGTAACCAATCACTAGCAAGAGTTGATGACTGTATGATATTGAATGTTCTACTGTTTCCTGTTTGGTCGAGATAGAAGTAACCACCTGCATATCCGCTTCCTGTAAAGTTTACTGTGTTGCTATCTCCATCTACATCTACATAGTTAGTAGCACCATCATAGTTTATATCAAAATCAAATGTGTTGCTGTCACCATTTATAATCCAGTCTAAATCAAGAGAACCTGCAAGTGCAGATGTTCCTGTATCTAAGGTAAAAGTATTAGAGCTACCAGTTACGTCTACGTTATAATCTGAGCCATCAATACCATAAGTGTCTGTAGGATCCCCTTGAATAGTAAAGGTATTGCTATCTCCATCAAATTCAAAAAAACCTGTAATATTATCACCTAGAATATCTCCTAAAAATTTATTGGTATTACCTATTTGGTTTATATCTAGTGTTAAGTTTAAGCCATCTAAATCTAGTGCTGTAAGCGTTCCTGCAACAGAGTTTAGACCTCCAATAATGTTAGATGATCCTAACTGTTCTAAGTCTATATTTGCTGTGGCACCGCTTTGGTCTATATATATTTCGTTATCAGCCGCGTATAGCACTGACACATTCATCAGTACAATTAGGCTCATTAATTTTCCAATATCCATTTGTAATTCCTTCCTTAATTGTTTGTAATACAGCCGTTTCTATAGCTGTTTGTAAGGCAATATTAATAGATTCGTTTCTTACTAAACCGTTTTCTATTTCAACAAGTTCTGTTGAATCGGTTATAAACCTAAATACATCTTGATCTATAGATGCACTTAATATTGTTTTGGTTACAAGAACCTCTAGCAGTACCTTTCCTGTACTGACGGAAACTGTGCGTAAAGATATGGTTACGGTGTCTTGCTTGTATTGCCTAGACATTCCAATGCCTAAGTATCTAGCACCTGCACCACCAGATTTTACGTTGCTTTCGTATGATATCACGCCACCTTGCATTATCAAACCTGCAAATAATAAATCTGGTAGCTTTTGTTTATTTTTATTTTCTTGTCTAGCACTCCTAATAATCTGTCTTTCTTTGGTTACATTGTCTAAACCAACTCTTTCAACCACTTCAAAAAAACCATCATATCTACTACCAGCGTGTTTTAAGGCTCTAATTAAGTATGCGTCTGGTGCCTGGGTTACTGCTGATGAAAAAGTTGCGTACGAACTATTACTTCGTCTTTGTCCTGTTTGATCTGTGAAAGAAGCTGCATAAATAGCTACAACTGGTTTTTTTTTGTTAGCTGTTTGTATGTTTGCTAGTTCAGGAACAAGTAATGTTCCTATCGTTGGCTTTTCTATCTTTTGTAATGGGGGTAAGTTGTTTTCTAATGGATCTATTATTAATGCACAGCTAGAAAGTAAAGCTACCAATAGGAAGGGATATAGTTGTCGTATTGCCATCTGAGTCTGTTATTTTTAAAGTTATTATTCCATCTACAACATTATACTCTATCCTGTTACCTTCTAACTCTAGCACACCACTATCGCTAGGAGTTTCTCCAAATAGGTTTTCTACTAGCTGTCTTGATAATTGTGCATATATTCTTGATTCTAAGTTACGAATAAACCTAGCTAATGTTGTGTTTTCTTTGTCTCTTTCTATTTCGTCTTGTAAAGCTTTTATTTCTGCTTTTAGTGCTTGCTTACGATTAAACTGTTGATTCTCAATAGTAAGATAGTGTGCAGATGTACCTATACCAGAAAATGATGGAGACTTAAACTTATGTACCATTTCGTCTGCTTTCGTGTTTTGAACTAAAACTAATGCAAACATAATTAAACCCATAAATAAAAACCATGCACCCACTCTAGCTTTTGCAGCTTCTTCTTGTTCTATTTCTTTTTTTGTAAGTCCTCTTTTTTTATAACTTGCAGTCATTAATCCTTCCTCTGGTCGTCTCTATCAGCTTTTGCTAATCTATCAGTATGCATTAGCTGTGGTACTCCAAGTATAGTCTTGAGAAGCGTATCTTGTCTAATAATCTCATTATCTACAGACCTAACTCTGTCTATAAGTGCTACTAATATACCGTGTTGTGAGTCTAGTTTTTGACCTAATCTTGCTTCTATTTCTGATATTTGAGCTGATACTTTTTCATCTAAAACATCTACTTTAGTTTCCATGCCATCAATTATTTTGTTAATTAGCTTCCAGATAAACATACCAAGCCCTATAGCTGCTGCTATTGGAAAACCAACTTCATTAATTAATTGAACTACAGAATCCATTAGGGTTAGTAATCACCCCAAACCTTACTTTTGGTACCCCCGTGGTACTCAACTGCATGACCTTCATCTATAAGCATTTGACAAATGTCTTTACCATTTTCTGTATATGGTATTCCTAATATGCGGCCATACTTACCTTTGCCTAATGATTTAATTTTAAACTTACCAGTACAAAGTTCTTTTAATCTTTCTTTTGCTGCAAGACCTAGTTTTTTTTCTGCAAGATCCCTAGTACGAGATTCTGGAGTATCTATGCCATGCAAACGAACACGTTGTTTATGTAGCTTTACATCAAATCCAAGATCGAGACAGCAATCAAAAGTATCACCATCCACTATACGTTCTAACGTAGCGTTATATACAAAGGCATCTGGTGCTTTTTTAGCCATTAGCCTGTGTTGTTTATGTTAATATTACTTTTTTTCTTAACTCTTTTTGTAGTGTAAGCTTCGTTGATGTTAGGAGTAGATTTATCATCTGCAACATAGTGTCCTTTTTTATTTCTTGATCTTACTTCAACTCGTTCAGTGCCAGTAACTTTATCCCAAAATTTACTAAGAATACCCATATTACTTTTCCTTTGCTTTACCTATGTTTAAAGCTAAAAGATCTACAAACTTATAAAGTTTACCGATCCAAGCATCATCTTTAGGGGTTGGCGTACTTGCAGCTATTAAACTAGCAACCGTAACTATTGTGGTAACCCACATAATAATATCTACCATCATTTTTTCTCCTCTGAAATATCATCAGTTTGTGATTTCATGCTTTCAGCCAAGGCTTGCTGATACATATTCAGACTTGGCCTTAACTCGTCAATCTCAAATTGATGTTGATTTATTTTTGTTGACAAGCTTTGTATATGAGCTTGAAAACTTTTTTGTTCAGGCGTAAATTCTACCTCAACATTATTTTTTTTGGCTTTTGCCATTATTGCACCTCCTGGGGTGTTGGTTGTTGCACATCCCAACAGTTTAAGTTGGATGCGATGGTTCGTCTTTCTCCTTCACCTTTGAAGGGGTAGACCATGTGTTGTAACCAAGAAGGGAATACTAATAGTTTTCCTACTTCTGGAGTCATAACAAATGATTGAGCTGGTTTTAATCTTTCACTATCTATAACGGAAACTTGTCCGTATTGAAATGCTATACAGCCGTCTGAATGTCCACTTTCGTTATATAGCGAATAAGTTGGTGATTGAGCATTAACGTTACCTATTTGTGGTGGTACTTTAGTCCAGGCTGTTGTTGACATACCCATTAATGTTTTGGTGCCGTGATCGTGTATAGGATTGTAATCACCGTCATAACTATGTACTGACCAAGTTTCGTCTATTGCTACTTGCTTCGGACCTTTAAGAGAGTTTTGCTTAGCAAAATTATTAATATACTCAACACCAAGGTTACAGATAAAATTATTATACTCAACCATTCTTTTATCATTATGATCTAACAGTAACTGTTCTCCTTTATCTATTTGCCCTACTAAAGTATTAGCTAATGATTGTTTGTTTTTATCATGTTTATATTCGTCCATATAATCATTAACGCTATCAATCATATCTTGAGGCATTTGTGTTTCTAGCACATATACCGCAGGCATACTGTGCATCTGAAAAGGATGTCCGTCCATACTTAACTAGGAACGCTAAATGCTTGGTCTGGTGTGCTTTCAACTGGTGGGTTAGTTATAACGCTATCTACCTGACTAGCAAATATTGTATCCCATTTTGATACAGGGCATATAGCTACTAAGTTAGCATTAGACCAACTACCTTTAGCTTTTAGTGTAAAGTTAGTTGTTGTACTACCGTCTGGATTAGTATCTGTTTGATTTACTGTAGTGCTAAAAGTAGTAGTATAGTAAGTGCTATCGCCCTCACTATCATTTTCATAAGTCATTTCTATATTCCACTTATCTACTTTACTAGATGCATTTTCATAAGGTGTGCATTTAGTTATTGCTTTTGTTACTGCCATATTATTCTCCTTTTAAAGTTTGTATTTCGGCTTTTAATTCATCTACTGTTGTAGACAGTTCTTTTACTGCGTTTACCAAGTACCAAGTTAGATTATCGTTGCTTACAGTTTTTACTCCTGTTGATTGTGTAGTAACCATTTCAGGTAAAATTTCTTCTATTTCTTGTGCTATAGCTCCTAGTTGTATTCCTTCTTTATATACAACTGCTGAAGCTGGATTGTCAAAATCTACTATTTCTTCTAAAGTTCTATATTCAAAGTTTCTAACACGAATATCTTTTAGTTTATTTAAACCATCATTATTATCTGTTATGTTCTTTTTAATTCTTCTGTCAGAAGTTTGTGACCAAGCTGTTGCATTATTACCTTGAAATGCTCCGCCATTAGAACCAATCATAGATGTATTAGCTCCTTTACCTACTTGAGCTCTACCAATTACTACTTCATCAGAAACACCTACTGCACTTGGAGTTGCTACCATACCAACATAAGTGTTATTACTACCTGTTGTTAAAGCTGTAGTATAGTTACCTGCTCTTTGCCCTACAAAAATATTTTGGTTACCTGTAGTACAAGAACCACCAGCTTCATCACCAATTGCTGTATTTTCATAGCCTGTTGTGCAATCGTTTAGAGCATTAAACCCAATACCTGTATTATTAGTTGCTGTAGTAGTTGAACTTAAAGCACCAGCACCAACTGCTGTATGTGAAGTACCTGTAGTGTTTGCACCAAGGGCTTGATAGCCAACTGCTGTATTATCAGAAGCTGTGGTAATTGCATCTCCTGCATCTACTCCAATAATGACACTTCTAGCTGCTGTAGTTGCTGCAGTAAAACTATTATATCCAACTGAAACATTAGCTGAACCAGTTGTTAAATTTGCTGCTGATGTATGCCCTAAAGCTGTGTTGTTATCCCCTGTAGTACAGTCTGTTAATGCTTCAACACCAAGTGCTGTATTTCTAGTACCAGTTGTATTAGCATCTAAGGCAAAAGCACCTACTGCTGTAACTTGGTCACCTGTAGTATTCAATTTCAATGCTTGATAACCTACTGCTGTGTTGCTAGAAGCGGTGGTATTTTCTTTTAATGATTCAAAACCAACAGCCGTATTATTACTTGCGGTTGTATTATTGTTTAATGCTTCAGTACCTATTGCTGTGTTATTACCACCTGTAGTATTTGCACCAGATGAGCCTTGACCTATAGATACGTTATTCGCACCTGTAGTATTAGAACCCAAAGCACTATAACCAAGGGCAGAATTATTGTTTGCTGTTGTATTAGCATCTAAAGCAGCATAACCAACTGCTACATTATTTGCACCTGTAGTGTTTGCTTCTAAAGCACTTCTACCAACTGCTGTATTATTGTCTGCTGTTGTATTAGCTGATAATGCACTTGCACCAATTGCTGTATTTGCATCACCAGTAGTGTTTCCTGTTAATGCGTCTGCACCAATTCCCGTATTTACAGTACCTTCGGTGTTTGCATCAAGTGATTGATAACCGACTGCTGTATTAAAGTTAGCTGTAGTGTTTTGATATAAAGCATTTTCACCTATAGCAGTATTAGCACCACCTGTAGTGTTGCTAAGTAATGCTCTCGCACCTATACCTGTATTATTTGAACCTGTAGTTAAAACTGTAAGTGCTTTAAAACCTATAGCAGTATTATCATCACCGCTTGTTAAATCATCAAATGCTTCAAAACCTAATCCCGTATTATTAGATGCTGTAGATAAAGTGCCTGTACCTGCATCATTACTGATAAGAATACCATTAGAGAAGTTAGTGATATTAGAAATAATACCTACGCCATTGATTGTGCTTGAACCTGTAATAGCTCCGTCAACTTGTAGTGTAGAAGCCATATCTACAGCACCATCTATATCTACTACATCTAGGTTAGTAGTACCATCTACGTCTATATCGCCTGAAATGTCTAGTGAGGTTGCTGTTAAAGCACCAACATTAAGACTAGCAAAAGCATCAACGACTGCTGCTCCGCTTCCTGCTCCGTCTGAATAAACTACTTTTACATCCCCTGGTGGAATAGTAATATTAGCTCCACTACCTTGGGAGATAATAATATTCTGAGATCCAGAAGTACCGTTTTCTATAAACCACATTTTGCTTATGGTGTTAGGGCCAATAGTAATAGTACAAGCTGAATCAAGAGTACCTGTATATTTAAGGTACATTGATCTTCCTGGATCAGTTGCTCCGTCAGCTATAGTTGTAGTGTGTGTATCAGCGTTAGTTGTTATAGCCTCAGTGCCAAAACTAAATGCTTCTGCGATTAATTCTAAATTAGTGTTGGTTGTGGCTCCCCATGTTCCTGACTGATCACCAGTACCAATTTCCTCAAGTCTTAAATCATTTACGTATGTTGATGCCATTTTATATTCCTCTTATTAAGCTACTTCTTCCCAACTAGGAGTTTGTGTTTCATTATTTTTAGCAAAGGATGAACTTTGGTCAGTATTTATATTAGCATAATTTTTAGTTTGTGTATCATCTATTAGTCCCCACACTAATACGCTTCCTACTGATCCAATGGCCTCAACGCCTATAGGAACAACATTTGCTTTAGCTATAATTATTATTGATCCAACTGATCCTGTGCTAGATACACCATCAATATTAAACTGTTCGTTATGGTGTACGGTTACAGATCCAACAGCAGATGTTCCAACGACTCCCGATATTATTACATTTGCTTCTCCATCAACATCAACACCAACCCCGCCAACAGATCCAACTGCCCCTGGTGCATTTGCAACTGCGTCTCCATTAACACCAACTCCTCCTATAGCAGTTGTCCCAACTTGAGAGCTAGGAACTATATTGGCTTTTGCAACAATAGATATTGATCCTACAGCACTCGTACCAGATTGACCAGTTACGTTTATATTAGCTTTTGCTATGGTTGTAGGAGTGCCTAGTGCAGAAGTTGCAGATTGACCTGTTGCACTTACATTGGCTTCACAATCGAGAGTAGGAGTTCCTACTGCTGTAGTACCTACTTGACTTGCTGGAATTATATTAGCTTTCGCTACAATAGTTAAAGAACCAACAGCACTTGTTGCTGCTATTCCTGTGAGGGTAACTGGATTGGGTTCACCCCAGGTATTGGAACCCCAAGCTCCTCTACCCCAACCAGTTATATTAGCCATTCTCGGCTAACCTTAAGCTATTCTTATAATAGCTGTACTTGCTGCTGCTGCTGGAAAAACTATAGTGAAATCACCTGCGGTAGAAGTTTTATCTCCACCAAAGTCAATAGTTGCTACTGATCTGTCAGCGTTTGTGTCGTTATAGATCATGCAACCTCTTGCAGTAATCGTAGCAGTACCAAAAGTTAAGTCAGCAAAATCAGTAAAGCCTGTAGTTCCACTAGATGTAGGATTTATATTAGTTAATGCGGCTCCACCAGATGTATAGTTAGTTCCAGTAGCTTGACCAGTTGTAGTAAAAGCAGTTGTTGCTGCACCTAAAGTAGCTGAACTTGTGTATAGAGCTAGTTTAAAAGAGTTGCCTCCTGATGCTAAAAAATTATGTTTAGCTTCTAAAAGTTCCTTTTTAAAGCTGGTTGTCAATGTTGATGTTATTGCCATATTAAATACCTTTAATTATTTTTGCTATATCTTCGCTACCTTGACTAGATAAATCTTGTATCAAAGTGGCTTTATAAGATTTTAAAGCATTTTTTATATAAATCAAACAAACCTTGTAAATCATGTCTCTATAGGCTCTAGCTTGTTCTTGTATATATGGATCTTGACTTTCACTGTTACTTACTATTTTTTCAACAAGCCTTTCTGCCCAGAACTCTGGTGGATGACCACCATACTGGGTTGTAGCAATTTCTACCATACCTAATTGTGGCAATCCATCGGGTGTAATTTTAACTACCATTCTTTTGGTTCTTGTAAATGTGAGTCATATCTATCTGCTAATTTATATTTAGGTTCATCTTTATTTGTATTTGTATTGCTTTTTTTAGTAGCACAAAGAGAACCATTTTGATCTACTGAAACAACTAAAGGATCTTTTAATCTATGATACCCATATAGCTTTTCATCAAGAGGAACACAAGTATCTAATAAACCACTAGAAGATGCTACTTCAACTTGAATGCCAGCATTCATACATTTGCCTAACCAAAACTCTACAGAAGCTCTACCAGATTCTGCAAAATGTAAGTTACCTTTGTAAGTAAAATCAATGCCAAACATTTTTATAGTTCCTACCTTATTCCACAAAGCAAAAGCTACTGCGTATGCAACTGTGTTGTTTAAGTAATAACAATCAGTATCCTTTAAAACTTCGTGTATTGGGTATTCTACTAATCCTGGTGCACGATCATCTAACTCGCACGTATATATAGGCCCTTTATGATTTTTTAAAACCTCTAGCATTCCATGTGTTTGATTGCCTGCATTGTCAGTATCAAAGAATCTACTTGCAGGATCCATCATAAATACTCGATCATGGTATATAACAGAAGCAACAGCGTTTATCACCCATACTTCGTCAAAGTGAACTCCATGTGATTTTGCTACACAGTAATCAAACCAACTCTTGCCAAGACCGACAATAGCTATAGTTTTACCTTTTAGATTTTCTACTCTCTCCATCTTCTCTCTCCTTAAGTGGTGGCGTTTCTAATAGAATCGTAACGATATTCGTCTTTTCTTCCTCTAGCCTCCGCTTTGTTTTTTAGTCTTGCAGTTTCTTGTTGAAATCTATTTTCATATAAAGCTAAAAGATCAGTATCGCCTTTCATAAAAGTATATGCTTCATATAAACATCCATATAACAATGCGTTTCTAGCATTTTGTGATAACCATGTTCCTGTTGTATCAGTCACTAGACTATTAGGTTTGTATAAGTAATGTAACTCTACTGAATAATCTGCATCTGGTATTGGTGCTACAATTAATGTAGATCCATTATTTGAAGCAGTAGATAGTTCTTTATCAAAATCTCCATAATATTTTGGCAATCCTCTTAATGATGTGTCTGTAGGATCAGGAGTATATTCTCTCATAAAGCTTGCATGTTTTTTTTCTAAGTAATGATAATCACCACTAGCGTCTATAACAGCTAGTGAAAAACTTAAATTAAAATCTGTGGGTGCTGTTAAATATGTATTTCCAGTTGTTAAAGTACCTGTTACATTTTTTCTAAAAAAATCAAACTGTATTAATTCAAATAATCTTTCTTCTGTATTCTTGATCATATCGTCAAGAGTAGCTACAAAAGTAGTCTCTTCGTTTTGTACGTAATTTTTAATTAATGTTTTTAACTCTGATAATGTCATACTGTTATTGTAACCTCGCCAAGAGAACCTGTCATTTCATATCCTAATATCTTAGATCCTATAGGATCAGATGTCATTGAAGAATTAGAATTACCATCATTTGTGTAAACAGCTCCATCTCCTAATTCTACATCATTATTAGGTCTAGGTTTATATAAAGCTTCTGCATCTGATACGTGTGGTAATGGCTCAAGCTGTGGATGTTTAGGTTCAAAACAATCTCTACATGTTTTTAAACCGTTCCATTCTTCTCTTAGTTGTGACAGCTTGTATTCAAATCCACATCTATCGCAAAGAGCTCTTGCAAATTTACCAGCTGCGTAAGCCATTTTAGTATCCGTGTCTTAAGTATGGTGCAATTCTAAATGAAGCACTATCTTCGTCTTGAGATAGAGCTCTTTCAAATTCATCTTCATACATTTGCTTTAACATAACAACTCTTTCTGGTGCTTTCTTAATAGCTATGTAATAAGCAAGACCAGCAGCGAAGCAAGGAAAAAACCTAAAAGGCATATCCATTGTATTTGTGGCGGTGTCGGCATCATCCATTCTCACTAGTTTATTAAAGACTAATACATCTGTACTATTCTCTGGCGTAGGCCATATATTTAAAACAGGACTTACTTGTTTATCAAGAAAGAACTGAGTAGGTCTAGCTTCAGTAGACTTGGTTGGAATATTTAGATATTCACTTCTGCTGATCTTAGACATTTGTAAATCAAGGTTAGTTCCATCAGTATCTCTTCTAATGGAGCAATCTAATATATCAATAACATTAGAGTTTAAAGTATATTGGTTAGTGCCTTTAGTAACTGTTTGAGTTGTCTGTTCTATAGTCCATTGATTAAGACCACGGTTAGCCCATTCAGCTAACATAAGATTAATAGATCTTTTTGCTGTTTTTAGATCATAACCAGTACGAAGTTCTAATCCACATCTTTCAAATGCTTCTTCTATAAACTCAGTTACATCTGGCTCAAAGTTTGTACTACTTGATGTTGTCATTTAATCTTCCTCTGAAGCATATAAATTATTAAATGTTATGTTCGGATCCATATAACTCTCATGTTGTTCTGCTGAATGCGTCCATTGAGAAGGCATAAAGTCTGGTGCTCCTTCTCCAACACGCCATAAAGCAGGGTTTGTAGCTCTTACTCTGTTATTAGGTAAAGCTACAAAGTTACCAGTATACTCACCAGCGTCTGTTAAATATAACACATGTGATTGCTTATGTTGAGCAGAATCATCAGCTATTGAATTTTCTGTATAATCTACTGTAAATAAATATTTTCCTGTATAAAACTCTCCACCTATTTTACATATCCAAGGAGATGAACTAACCCTATCTAAAACTACAACAGAATGATGATGGCTTAGACAATCCCATGGTTGAGCTAAATGATCTTCCATAGGAGAAGGCCATTCTTTTAATGGTATATCTGCTACTAAAGCTTGAATAGGCATTCTTGCCCACATAGCACCGCCATGAACATTAGGTGCATCTTCTTCGTTATCTATTTCGCAACCTGTAAAGACTACTTGAAACGATAAGGATCTATCTGGAATGGTATTAACAGCTATAACAAGAGCATGTAAATACTCTCCGTGATAATTACTATGGTTGGCTGTAAACTCTTTTCTCACCCAGCATTTAAACTGCGGGATGTTTGAAATTAAATATGACAAAACACTCTCTCCTTTGTTTTTGTAAAAAATTTATTATACTTTTCCGCCTTTAGACATGTACTTAGTACCCTTCATAGCTCCACCTTTTGCCATATATTTAGTGCCTTTCATTGCTCCGCCCTTAGACATGTACTTAGTACCTTTAGAAGCTGATCCGCCTTTGGACATATACTTAGTGCCTTTAACCATACCACCATTAGCATAGCCTTTGGTTTTTTTAAACATAATTTACTCCTATGAATATTTAGTTTTTTTTCTTCTATTGTTCATTACTTTACCACAACCTCTTGCAATCTTTCTAACCTCTCCGCCATTCTTAAAAGATACTTTAGCTTTCTTTGTGTTAGCAACAACAGTTTTTCCTCTAGCTCCAGCTGCTTTCTTTTTTCTAGCAGTTTTTGCTCTTTCTGATTTACTTAAACTTTGTGCTTTTGCTCTTGGTAAACAACGATCTGGATTTTTTTTATTTTCGCTTGTACCACATTTACCTTTAATAGATCCATCTGTGCCTATACGAACCCAGTCTTGATTAACCCATTCTTTTAATTTGCCCATTAAAATCTTTGCCTGTCTTGTCTAGCCTGTCTGCCTCCACCTACAAGTCCGCCATCTTTCATTTTCTTTGGTTTCTTTTTTGATCCTTTGGCATAGTTTGGATCTTTACAATACTTAGACGCAGCCATGTTTGCATAAGCTGAGGGATATGTATCAAATGTTCTTTTAGCCCATGCTTTTCCTTTCGGACATATTTTAGCCATTAGCACTTCCACCTTCGTCTTGCTTGACGTATTCTTGAATTTGGATCATTTCTTGTTTTAGCAGAGCTACGCTTTAATTGTCCTGCTGATCTTGCACAATAAGACTTGCGTCTTTTTGCGGCTTTGCTACCTTTTTTAACTTTGCCTGTTACGGCTGTTTTTAATTTACTACCAGGATTTTTAGCTCTATAAGCTTTGACTCCTTTTTTAGTCATACCAGCCCCACTTTTGGTGGGGCGGTAATTAGCTGATTTACCTTTGGTAGTTCTTCGTATTGGTTTAGATTTTGCTCTTGTAGCCATTCATTAATAGTTTTTTACCATCTCTAAAATGATATGGTAGGAATCGCCACTACTATGACCAACAGTAGTAAAATCAATATCTCCAGTTACTCCTGATCCTGCATTATTTGGTATGCCTGTAAATGAATCATAATACTCATCTCCAGTAGCATCTGATGGTATGTGTGTAAGTAAAACATTTGTTGAAGCATCAAACTCCAACTTAACACTCATGCCAACAGTCATCCACCAAATTTTTGCAATACTTACAGAAGTACAAGCTTGACCAGAGGAGTTAGCACTTAAAGCTGAAACATCAACTTTTTTAACAGCAGCTTCACCACTGCCATCGCTGACATTAGTAAACCGCATAATTGCTTTCCTATCGGTATCTTGTATGGTTTGAGAAGTTACTGCATCTGCCATAATCTACTCCTTATGCGTCAGCAAATGGTGTTACTAAAGTTCCTGATCCTAAAATAATACCTTCTACAGCATACTTAGCAGAAGCCATAGCAGTTACTTTTACAATACTACCAACTAATCCACCTTTAGTTGATCCATTCATAGTAATAACATCATTAGATGCAGCTGAAATAAAAGTTTTACCAGTATTGTCATCTACGCCTGTATATACCCCACCAACAAACTTATCTGTTCCATCAGTTAGAATGTCCATATCTGTAGCTGCGGTTTCTACAACAAAGAAGAAAGAAGCTCCTAAATTATTTAACTGATTTGGATCTGTGTTATCTCCAGGATCTGTTGAAACAATACTAGGTAAAGTAAATTTACCATCTGCATCGTTACAAGTAAGAATTTTACCTGCATGAGAGTCTACTGTTAATGTAGTGTCAGCCGTTAAGCTAACTACGTTTGCATTACCTGCCGAAATAAATCCTGCTAAAGATTTTATTGGGCCTGAAAAAGTGCTTTTTGCCATAATTTTTCTCCCGAAAAATAAGTTCTACTGTCTTGGCTTGTCTGCTAGGTCAGTCTGTAGAACAAGTTAATAAATCCTAGTCCTTCGATTGTATATTAGTTTGATCTAAAAAAAAAGGGAGCCGAAGCTCCCTTTAAACAATCAGTTAAGATTATGCACCTTGAGATGCAAACACTGCTCTTGGATTTGAGAATCCAAATGAGTATCTTTCTCTAGCTTTGAATCTGACGTTGCCAGTATCAAAGTCACCTTCCATAGAAGTTGAAAGAGGAGATCTCTCGAAGTGTTTAAATCCATCAGGACAGTCTGTCAACAAGAACCACGCATCGTTATCTGTTAAGAAGTTATTAACAGTGTACCCTTCGGATACCATGCCCATATTCTTAATAGAGTTGATGTCATTGTCAGATGTTCCTACTCTACCTGGTGTATTTAAAAGTCTATCAGCCACAAATTGTAGTTGTGGTGGTATTACTAATTTTTTACCTTGTAAAGCAATTACCATATTTCTGTCATCAACGAAAGTTGAAACTGAAATAATTGCATCTTCTAATGAAGTCTCGTTCAAGTCTGAATAAGTGCTAGGTCTATTACTTAATGTACCGCCACCTGTTAGTGGGTGATCAGTAGCAACAAGTGCCTTGCCATCTCCTCCAGTAAAGCTTGATGAGAATGCGTTGTTAAGCACAGAAGCAGCTTTCACTTGCTTTGTATGTGCCATGGATCTTGCTAGAGCTTTTGTGTATCGAGCTCCCAATCTGTCATACAGGTTATCTTCGATAGCCTCTTCAGTTAGTGCAAATGCTAACGCTATGGTTTCATGTGAATACCTAGCAGTAAAACCTTCAGTAGCACTGTCAAATTCGACTCCTTGCCCTTCTGTTTTTACTTTAGCGTTACCGAAACCAACGATCATGGTTTCTTCTTCAAATGCTCTATCTGAGGATTCTGTCTCAAATATCTCTGCATGTTGTTGTTCGTACCTGTTGTATTCCATGCCAAATAAGGCATTTAAACCAGGCTCCAATTCTTTAGCTAATTGTGCTCTTGAAATTGCCATTAGTTATACTCCTTATTAAGCTAGACCTGCACCTTTTTGGCCGCAGATATGATTTTGAATAACAACTAAAACATTAGTGTTTGCCGAAGCAACGTCTGAATTTTCAGGATCTTCTGAAATATCAATCGCTTTGATCGGTAAACCTGCTGTTGTAGCACCTGTTGTGACATCTAACTCTGCTCCTGAAATACCACTTAAGGTACTACCTGAGTTTGTGTAAACGATGTCAAAGTTACCAAACAGATCAGCCACTGGGAAAGTGTCGTCTGCTTGAATCTCGAAGACCACGTTGGGATCATCGACTATGAAAGCAATTATGTCTGAAGCATTTGTGCTTGCAGGGTAATAATTACTAAATACTTGTTCACCCGAAGTAGGATCAGTGTAAGTACAGCCATTGAATACGCCAACAATCGGTACAGTTCCACCATCAGCATGTATTTCTACAGTACCTCCAGTTACCTGCATTACCATATCTCCTTGGAAGATACTGGTTCCATAGTTAGCAGCGATTCTATAACGGCTTTGTCCACCCGAGTAAGGTGAACCACCCATCATTCTTACGGGTTTCATTCCAAATGAAGCATCTAAATTTGCCATTTTTTATGTTTCCTATAATTAAATTTATATATAGAGTTACAGAGTTATCCTCTGTTTCCTCCACCAAAAGTCACCTTTGATTTAACCTCTCTTGAGATTGGCATCGCTGGATTCTCTTCACGCATCAGGTCATTTTCTACAGCAGACATTTGATTATTGGTTTGTTGTTCAAAAAATTCATTTCTTTGATCTGCGATTTCTTTATCTATTTTGCACAGTATCAACCCACCAACTCCAATTACTCCTGCATGACGACCATCATCGACTGTAGGTAAATCATGAAATCCAGGTAATTCATCTGGTCTAACAACCTCAAATCCTTCACGAAATCTTTTTGAGACATTCGTTTTGTCATCTTGGCCCAGTACAGATTCTCTGATCCAACGATAAGTAATACCTTGTGATTCAGCTACTTTAATAGCTTCGTCTGGTAGTTCTAACGCTGAAGGCATCTTCCAAACTTTAGGTCTGGCTTTTGTCTCTCTAGTATCAGAGTTTCTAGTAGCTCTGTTATCTTCAGTTTTATTATCTATTTCTTTGCTCATGATTTTTGTAACCTCGCTTTTTGTTTTGCGTAATCTTTAAATGACACTCCAAGCTTCTTAGCTAGTTGCTGTTCGCTCGGTGTCAACTCGATACGATTTTGTTTGCGTCCAGTCGATGTGTTGCGTGTAGCTGAAGCGACAGTTTGGACGGGTTTCTTGTCTGCTTCCACGTTAAATCTTTGAGGCAACTCTTGTCGCACTCGCTTATCTATTTCACTATAATACTCATCACTCTCTGTGTCAAAGCCTTCATTCTCTAATTGTTTGTGAACTGCAAAGGCAACACTTGTTGCAACTTGATCTTTTCCAAACCAAGTATTCTTATTTGCCCATGTTCGAGCTTTGTCTGATGGTTCATTATATTCTTCTTGAATAGGTTGAGCTTGTTGATAAAACTGTTGTTGTTGAGCCTGTTCTATATAAGCTTGCTCTTGAGCATCGTATTGTTTTTGCTGTATTAAATACTGCTGATGTCTAGCTTTATCAGCTGTTGCCATGCTTAAAGCTTCTGTTGCTGTTGCTATAGCTTCAGAATCTCCAGCTTCAGTTGCTTGTCTTAATGCTTGTTTTGATAAGCTAAGTTGAGATTCAACTCTATTACCAAACTCATCACCGTAACTAGATTGAAAAGTTTTTTGAGACTGTCTTAGTTTTTCATTTTGATCTTTAAGATCTTTAGCATACTGAATGGCCATCAGCTCCCTTCTTTGAAACTCTTTGGCTTGTGCTACAGCTTTGTTAATTCTGTTTTGTGCAAGGGTAGCTCTCTTTTCTACCTCTGACTGATCCTTTGCTTTTTCTTCTACTTTAGGTGAAACTTCAAAGTCTTCTTGTATCTCATCTTCAGATGCTGCTGATACCTCTTCTTTAATTTCAACTTCTACAGGATTTTCTTGTACCTCATCTTCCACTCTCCTATTCTCTGGAAGTGCGGCCTTTTCAATTTTTTCATCTGTAATTTCTATATCTATATTCTGTGCTTCTTCGCTCATTCTTTACTCCTATAAAGATTTAATATCATCTGGATCAAGGATTGTCGCAATCACTTCATCATCGTTAATAATACGAACTTCGTTATCATCTTCTAATCTAAAACGAGTTCCTGCATATCTACCAATTAGAATCCAATCTCCTTTATTACACCAAGGAGATCTTCTATCTGGCTCACCAAATTTATTATCTTTATAGGCTAATGGGCCTACTTTTAAAACATAGCAGATCACTGTAGCCAAAGCTTCTTTATCTAAAGTTTCTTTAACTAGTTGAATACCACCATCAGTTTGACCTTTACCTCTGTATGGTAATACAAGTATTCTCCATCCAGTAGGATTTGGCATTCTGTCAAGTAGTGATTTATCTAGTAGTTTAGGATCGAGTACCCTTTCGTCTGATTTTATAAAAGCTTTGTCTAGTTCTGAATTTTCTTCAACTTTTTGTTTTGCAACATCTTCTTTGTGTTGTTCGAATTTTGTTTTTTTTGCGATTGTATCAACCATCGTTATCATCCATTTGCAGCGTTTCTCTTAAATCTTGTTGTAGGGAACGAATCGCTGATAACTCTCCCATAAGATATTTGTAATCTTCCATTGATTTTATATTGCCGCCAGCAATAATGTCAACAGTGTTTCTCTCTCTTTCTCGCAAAGTTTTAAAAAAATACTCTGCTAGTCTTATTCCGTCCAATTAGCTCTCTCCTAATTTTCAACTATTATTAAATTCTACCTACCTCTTCTTCTTGGCATCATTGGCATTCTTGATTCTAAAGGCATTAACATTGGTTTGTTTGCCAAAGATAAATTTCTACTAGGCATAAAATCACGCGATATAGACATTTGTCTATCCATTGAGTCTAATTCTTGTTGATCTAATCTCGGTAAATCTATTGGTGACATTGGCATAGGCGTTGCTATCGGAGCAGGCATAGGCATCCTTGGTTGCATAGGCATAGGCATTGGATTAGGCATCATAGGCATTTCTTCAGGTAAAAAATCTGGAGTTGGAGGCATAATTCCTGGGCCAAAGCCAAAGTCTTGTGGAGGTAGTGGCACTTGAGGTATGGGTTGTTGGTTGCCAATCGCATCTACTCTAGGCCTTAACAAAGGATCATCGGCTGGTGATTGTAAGGGTGGAGGTGGTGTTATGGGTAAAGACACAGGCTCTTGTGTTCGTCTGTCTCTAGCTATTTGTCTAATTTCTCTGTCAATAGGACCAAGATTACTAAGACCTGCGTCGTAACTATCGAGAATACTTTGTCCCATATTAGTAATGTCTATTGGGATTTCATTTGGTGGTAGTTTAGGTGGAAAGCCACCGCCAGCACCACCGATTGATGGACGTGGAGTTGGTCTATATTCATTTTCATCAATAGGAATTTGATCTGCTATACGCATACCTTGTTGATTAGTGCCTTGATATTTATTTATAAAATCTTGATTAAATGCATTACCAGCTACACCAGATACTTGCTCGTTAAAAGTTGGGCTACCTCCTAAAAAGGATACACCTTCATCTAATCTAGGATCTGGTACCCCACCTCTAGGTCCACCGATTGACATGAAATCATCACGTCCACGTCTAGTTGGTGCATTTATAATTTCTTTTAAGCTAGGCTGAGTAGGTATTGAACGCTGTGGTTCTTGTGGTATCGTGCCTCCTGCATCAGCTATTCTTTGATTTATTGCATCCATATCAATATTAGAAAAATCAAAATTAAATAAGTTTGGATTTTCCAAACCACTAATCATAGGACGATCTATCATCATGTTATCCATAGGTATATCCATAGGGGTTTCATCAACACTAGGATCCTCTACCATAATAGGAGGTTCTTCTCTACCAGTAAAAGGAGGCATTGGTGGCATTTTATTATGTGATACTACACCATCAACCATGTAGGTATGAGTATTAGAAGTAGTAAAGTTATACACTTTTATAAAATCTTTTTTACTTTCAAGTTTTGTAACTTCTTCTACACCATCTTTAGTTATTAATTTATCACCTAGCTGTAATTCTTTAACCTCTATTCCATAATCGTTATAAACTGTATTAGATAGTTTAGAGTTATTAGATTTCCACCCATCGTTAGTTAAGAAAGCATGAGCATCTGTAGCAGTTATTCTATCGTTTATAGTCCATAAACTTCTGTCAGCTTTCGGAATATCATGTACATAAGAAACTACATCTGTTTCACCATTTAGAGCTAATACTTCGTCTCCCATTGCAATATTTTCAATAACTTTTTTAGTTCCATCAGCCATATCAATTTTAGTTCCTGCTACAAAACACATAATCGGAGGAGGAGTAATATCTCGAGGAGGCATTGGAGGTGGCCCAGGAATACTTCTTAATGGTGGCTGTGCTCTGAACATATCTCCAATAGGATCACCCATAGTATCTGTTGGCATGAAAGCCTGTTGTGGTTGCATGGGTGGTGTGTAACCTTCAGGAGTAAAATAAGCTGGGCCGCCTTGAACTAAGGTAGGTCTAGGTGCAGCAGGTCTAGCCATAGCTGATCCCATGCCTCCACCTGAATCTCTGCCAGGTATACCTTTTCTTGCTGACTTAACTAATTTACTAAAAAGTCCCATTAAGAAATTCCTTTAAACTTAGTACCTCTAAGAGCAGCACGGCCTCCTCTTGACTTGCCACCGCCATAACCTTGTGGTTGTGGAGCAGAGCCATTAGGAATCTTTTTAGGATCAGAGTAATTAACTGTCCCTTGATCTTTAATCGTTACGCTTGATTTTACTTTCATATTACTTTCCTTTTTTGGTTGACTTCTTTTTTGCTTTGCTTAAAGCAATAGCAATAGCAGTCTTTTGTTTCTTACCGCTTTTTACCAACTCTCCTATGTTAGCAGATATAGTCTTTCTACTGCTACCTTTTTTTAGTGGCATTTTATTTCTTGTTCTTAGTTCCTGCTGGTCTGCCTCTTTTTTTAACTACGGTCTTAGCTTTAGGCTTAGACTTAGTTTTAGCTTTTGGCTTTTCTTTTTTAACTTTGACTGCGGTTTCTTTAAGGAGCTTCTCAGCATCTTTGTCTGCTTTCTTGGCGATTGCTTCGATGTCGATTTTTCTATCTGCATCTTCATTGATGATCGTCCCATTGCCATTGTTAATCTCCTCTTCTTTTTTAAGCTGTGCTTTATTAACAGCCTGCATTTTTTGTCTAACTGAACTCATAATTATCCTCTCATTATATCCATTGCTTTAAATTGTGCGGCTTGATCCATACGCTCTCTAGCTATGTCGTCCTTCATTGTAGCTATTTCTCTTTGAATTGCCAAACGCTGTTCTGCAAGGTTGGTATTCTCCATAGATTTCATAGCATCAAACTCTTGTCTTTGTGCAAATTCTTCACGTTTTCTTTGTACGTCATCAGCCTTAATGTCTAATTCCTTACCTCTTAGTTCTACCAAAGGATCAGGTTGTGGTTGTGGTGGCATAAACATAGCATTGATCTGTTCTGTCAACTGAGCAACTACTGCTGCTATATCTTTAGCAACCTTGTCTTGTATCTGTTGCATGTATTGAGCAGATGCTTCGGGCGGTAACTGTTGTATCTGTTGCATCATTTGCTGGAACTCTGGATTCTGTGCATTCTGCTCATCAACTATTTCAGATGCTCTAAAAGATACATGCTGATAAATATGTGACTGAATTAAAGATAGCACCATAGGATTAGCTTGAGCTGTCATAGTTCCATATAACGACATGTGAGAGTTAATATGTGCATCGTGATCTTGTCCTGCAAAAGCTTGAGCAGGCATACCTGCTATCAAAGCTGCATTCTCATTAGCAGGATCCATAGGCATAGGTTGTGGAGGTGGTGGTAATAGCTGTTCGATATTCTGAACACCCATAGCACCATACATTCTTCTGTATGCTTCATGTAATCCAGCAGGGCCATGTATTTCAGGATTGCTTTGTACTGTTCTCAGTATTTCTTGAGCCATCATAACTCTTTGACTCATAGAGAAAGTATTAGGATCTGATACAGGTAATACGTCTACTCTTTCATCAAAGTCTTGAGCTTTAATAGTTTGGTTGCCGTTAGCTGTAAAGTAAGGATAGTCTGGTGGTAAATACTCACTGAATACAGATGCTAGTATCTCAAACTCAATCCTTTGAGATGAATGTAATCTTTTGTGGATCGCACTCATTACACGAGTGCCACGTTCTAATAAAGCAATCGTTGTTCCAACAGGAGCATTCTGATTACCATCGCCAACTTGTGTATCAGCTATAGAAGCGAAACGCCTTCCACTGTCGACCAAGATACCCAGGAGAGAGAGTAGGGTTTGGCTTGGTTCCTTAAAAGGTAACGGTACAAAGGCATCTCGCAAACTTCCGCCAGGGGCATCCATGTCTCTGAACTCGCCAGGTTGTAGTGGCTGATCATCATTACGAATACGAATGCCTCGGGCTTTAAATCCAGCAGGTAAGTTCGATAGAGTACCTGAATCAATTAGCTGTCTTAGAATCGAAGTCGATGCTTTAGACAAGCCACCTATCATGTGAGTCAAACCAAAGCCGTAGAATCCTAGCCCTGGTAAGAATTTATAGTGAACAAAGTAGTTAATACGTCTCTTTAATTGATCTGTTTCTTTGTAGTTTCTACGTATAGATAACACCTTATCATTGGCTATAGTAATGATATAAGGTAGTTTTATGCCTGTTGGCTCTCCTTCAGAGTCAAGTTCTTCGTAGCCTTCTAAATCTAATTCAGTATGAACTTCATGAACTCTGCACGTATCATTGTCATCGTAACTAGGGCTAACGCCTTGAAGCTCATCTATTTCTTCTTGAACCTCATCAATATCGTCAGCTATCATACTACCTGTAGATATATCTACGTCACGATAAAAGCCCATTTGCTGTAATTTCTTAATATCATTCATTGACATATCAATGACATGCGTAATTCTTGTAGCACTATGTAAGTCAGTGGCAGCGTAAGGTACGATTAAGTCCTCACTAGGTATAAACTTTGATACAGCTCTGCCTAGATTCTGATCGTAGTAAACTTTTCTAAACGCAGATCCCGACAAAGGTAGATAAAATAACATCTGATCTGTTTCAGAGTCATACTCTTTCATAACCTGCATAAGCTGGTAGTTCATAAACTCTTGAACTCTCGAAGCTTGTTGCTCTGTTTCAGCATTAGCCATACCGATAACCTGAGTTTTCACAGGCCCTTGAGATGGTAGTAATTCGTTATAAGCCTGTGCTTGGAACTGAGTAACAGATTCTGCTAAAAGCGGGTGCATAACTCCAGAGGCACCCTCGAATGGTTGGGATCTTTCCTCGTACTTCATACCTAAGTATTCAAGTCCTTCTTTGTAAGTCTTCTCCCAGTCAGATCTGGATTCTTTATCAGAATCAATGTTGCCCATCAGATCATTAACAACACTGGTGAGTTCAGAAGAATCTAATTCTTCAGCTAAATTAGCATAAAAGTCTGTATCTTCTATGGGTGGTGTGGGAGCACCAAACATAATAGAGCCATCTTCCATTTCTTCAAAGCCTTCAAAGTCAGGATTCTCCTCTTCGATGTCAACTTCAATTTCCATTTCCTTTGAACGATCACGAACCTCTAGTTCTATTTGATCCTCAAAGGTAATAGCCTTATCTATGTCTGCCATACTATTTGCCTTTTGTTAGCTTCATATACTCTTTTTTCATTTCAAGTATTTCTTTAGATTCTTTGTTAATAGTTTTACTAGTTAAATATGGAGAATCTTGTTGAAGTCTGTTTTCTGCGTTATAAATTTTAGTTTTTAGTTTATCAACTTTAGGGGCTTTAGCTTTTTTTGTAACTTTTTTTACAAGCTTGCTAATATGTTTAAGCCCCTGTCGTTTAATTACCATTATCTTAAAGCTTTGCCAAAACCTCTTTTAGCTGCACCAACTCCTCTTCTTGAAGATTTTTTAGGCTTGCTACTGTTTAGCATACCGCCTCCAGACATAAAAGTTATGTTTGGAGTTGTTTGAGTTTGTTTTTTAGTAGCTTTTTTCTTAGGCTTTCTAACGAAATCAATAAGTCCTTTATCGCCACCGAACTTTTTATCTTTACCTAAAAGAACTCTTTTAACTGCATTAATTACAGGTCTTTTTCTTTTTTTGTTTGTGTCTGTAGATTTATTGGCTGTTACTTTCTTTGCACCACCAGCTTTGTTATAAGCAGCTAAAGTTGAATAACCTTTTCTTTTAAGATCATCCTTAGTTACAGCAGTGTATTTTTTACCATTGTGAGTAAATAAAGTTGCTTCACCCTTAGCTCTAGCTTTTCTAAAAGCATCATCAAATGATTCTCCTTTGTTTTTTCTTGTTCCTTTGCTACCTGCTATGCCAGCTGTTACTCCTGCTATACCAGCTGTTATTGGAGCCACTCCTGGAACTTTACGTTTAGGTACTGGTACTGCTTTGTTTGCAGGACTTGTTTTCTTAGGTGGGGTTTTAGTTTTAGCGGTTTGATTTCTTACCTGTGCTTTTGGACTAGGTTTAGGTTTAGTTACAGATTTACTAGCAGGGTTCTGCATAGTGCCAACTCTTGTTCCTGGAGCTGGCTGTCCTTGTGCTATACGCTGTTTTGGTGCCTTTGGTTTTGGCTTTGGTTTTGGCTTTGGTTTAATAGTCTTTGCTATTTTTTTTGCTATTACTTTTTTTACCATGTTATTACTCCTAATAATATATTCGTTGTCTAGGGACTGGCTCATCGTCTTCCTCGTCTGAGTCCAATCTTATAAAATTACCTTGACGAAATCTTAGTATAGCCTGTGTTGTTGAATCTACAAAATCATCATGCTCTCCAAATGGGAAAGCCGCACATTCTTCTATCACTTCTTCTGCGAAGATCGTATCTGGAGCCCAAACCATACCTGCTTCAAACACTGGCGAAGCTGAATGTACACGAGTAACTTTGTCTCTTCCTTTAGTCGGGCGATAGTTCACAACTGGGATCCCCATCATCCTCAACTCATGCGTCAAAGGTGTACCACTTGCTTGAGATTCTACCAACACTATGTCAGGTTGCCAAGACATAAATTCATCGTAGGCTGTTGACTTTAATTCTGGAAAGTCCCAGCGTCCTTTTCTAGCATCGAGCAAGATAATAGATTCAGGAGCACCATCGCTAGGACGGAACACGCCCCATGTGGTAATCGCAGAATAGTCAGCTGTCTCCTTAGAACTAAACGCGGTATCGTAGGACTGTAATATGTAAGTGGTATTGGGCGGTTCATCGTGTTCCCATTTCTGCCACCAGTCTCGCTTAAGCAAAGCACCCTCTTCACTGGTAGGATTCTGCATATACTGAGCATTCCACTTAGATATAGGGATCGAAGCCTTAACAGACTCCAGCTCCTCAATCTTCCAAAACTCGGGCCATAAAGGTGTATTATCTTCTAATATCGCAGGTAATTCTAAAATATCCCACTGATCTGCGTGGTCTTCTGACATTCTTTTGATGAGCTTCTCAGTAAGATCAAGCGTACTCCAACGCGTCATAACAATAACTATAATTCCGCCAGGCTGTAAACGCTGTCGCGGCCCCGAGGTGTACCACTCGTATGCAGACTCTAGTGCGGAGGGTGAGAGGGCATCCTGTTCCGAATGAGGATCGTCAATGATAAGGAGGTCAGCACCTCTTCCCGTAATTGCTCCACCGACTCCCGCTGCGAAATATTCGCCGCCATGGTTGGTTTCCCATCTTCCTGCTGACTTACTATCGGCTGAGAGTCTGACTTTTTCGAAGATCTGTTTGTACTCATCGGTATCCATAAGGTTTCTAACCTTACGTCCAAAACGGGCAGATAATTCTGCCGTATGGGTAGTTTGCATTATTTTCATGTCAGGATGCAAGCCCATGATCCAACTCGGAAAGAATACAGATGCGAACTCAGACTTGGTATGACGCGGCGGCATGTTGACTATGAGCCTCTTGGTCTTACCCATGGCTACGCTTTCTAGCTTCTTAGCGAAGAGTTTGTGATGTTCGCCCTCGATGAAGCCATCCCATACATGCTTGACGTATTCGATGAAGTCTGTGTGTGCAGCATTGCTGACTTCCATCTGCTTTAAACGATTTTGTATCATGACCATCTCTTTTAGAGCGGCATCTGGTACGTGTTCTAGTTTAGTTTTTTTATTAGGCATCTCAAAATGTTTCTCTCCATGTGAAATATGGTACCTCATTATGGTACCTAATTAAAGCAAGGGGGGGGTGAAATGGTTTAGAGGCTAATTATTTATGTTGATAGTTATTTATATACTCAAAAAAAAATCGCCACGCCCCTATATGTGGGGGTACCCCCTAAGCAAAACGCGACTTCAAAAAACGAGATTCAACCCAATAGAGTCCCATAAATTAATTTACATTAATGTGTGTAAAGTGTAGATAATGTGTGCAAAATAATATACAATCTATTATATAGATTGGTAGCAATTAAGCTGCTAACTAAATGGAGAACTTAATATGAGTAAAACATATAACGAGGATTACTTTAACAACCTCGATAAAAATGAAAAAGAACAAGAGCAAATTAATGCTCTTGATGATTGGCAAAACGGCAACTTAATTAACAATGATGTTCTTAACAAGATGTCATTAAAAGAATTAGAGAGAGTTGCCAAAATACTAGAGGGAATTAAATAATGCAACAGTTAGAACTATACCAAAGACTAGGCATTAGAAAATCTTACCTAGAAAGTATGTCGAAAGATGTACAAGAATTTGTAGAAATACAAAGAGCACAGAAACAATTGCTTAATGCAATACGCAATGAAATCAAGCCACATCTTATAGTGAAAGATAGTGGCTTAGGTCTTAGACATAGCATGAAGCATTGGAGCGAAGTATCACATTTACATCTTGATAAAGACAAGAAAAGATTTAGATGTGTCATGAACTATAAGAAAACTATGGCTAATATATCAATTAGTTATAGACCATCTTATGAAGTACAACCTACATTCTCAATGAAGGTTGATAATATTATAACTAAGAGAGGGGCGTAAGCCTCTCTCTGATCTGGAGAACTATATGAACTATGAAACTTACGAAGATACTAAGCTCACTTGCGAACAAGTGAACGGCAAGTATTTTGATCTGAAATTGAAAGTAAAATCATCTTTATCTTATCTAAAGAAATACAACGGGCAAATATGCAAGTTAGAAATCTTTATGTGGGAATCTGATGACAACCATATCGACTACACATATTTCTTAAATAAGAATGAAGTGGACGGCGGCCAGCTTAGACCATGCGGTGATATGTTTGAAGATGAGATAGGCGACTTCGAATATGATGTGCTAGTCAAGGACATCATCACCGAGGTGTATACACAATGAGTCTTAGATTAGAGAAAGCAATTACCAATTTAAAAAACAATTGGTATGAAGATGAACTTAACAACTACGCCGAGTCATTCGGCGTAGATAATCCCGAGTGTATACCTTTAGATGATTTACAAGAAAGCAACTACAAGGATTTAAGAACTCTTATCAGTTGCCAAGATGAAGTAAATCTAATGCAAAAAGATAAAGATATCCTTGCTGATTATATAGAAATACTTTGGGAATACATATCCAATAAAGATATACCCGAAATTATGTCAAGATATGAACAATTAGAAGAAAATTAAAATAGGACTGGGGGCCTAACATGGGGAGCTGAGAAGCTCCCTTTTTTTATTCCTGGATTTTTGATCTACGCAATCGGACGCACATTTATTTTAGTACGCAATAGGTCGCAAAGTTTTTGATCTACGCAGGAGGCCGCAAGTTTCCGATCCGATCAGATATCCAGCAGATCATTCAATGCTTGTAATGTGTAGGTAAAATGCTATAATTAAATCTGTTAAATAATAAGCGAAAGCAGGAGAACTTAACAAATGGAACAAGAAAAAAAATGTGCTGATCTAGTACAAGAAAAATTCAATGAGACTGAAGCAGATTTTAAAGCTGCATCAGAATTTTTTGAAGCAATGGAAGAAGCAACAGAAGGAGAGAAAATAGCTCTGATTGCTGTTGATAAACACAAAGGCAACTATTACCACGAATATGAGGATCTATTTGATTATGTAAATCAAACGGCGTTAAGTTGGGATCATGTAGAAGCTGACGGTAAAAACGCTGGATATTATAGGATTCAGTTTTCTTGGGGTGGGCCTAGTGATGAATGCAGGATCTATTCTAACCTTACTGAATATTGGTATATGGATTGGTTTGATGGTGCTTGTGTAGAAGTTCCTGAAGATTCATACACGGCCATGATCTGTAATATGCTTTACGATTGTTCAGAGGTGGCATAATGAAGGATCTAAAAATCGGAACTATCAATGGGATCATGGCGGCATTAGCTGTCATGGTTCCGATCACATTAACAGGTCATTATGTAGCTATCATTCCAGCAGTCGCAATTTTTATATGCGGAGCTGTATTCGGGATCTGCGTTCTGATCTTTTTTAAGGGGGATGAATGAGAAACTTTACAATTTCCAGGCGGGGTAGTATCATTCGCCATGTCTATATCCATAGACTTTAAGTTCTCCAAAACTTAGATACATTGAAGGGGGCCGCAAGGCCCTCTTTTTTTATGTCTGATTTTTTTTTTACGCAATGGATCGCAAATTCTTTAGGACGCACAAGCTCGCAAAAGATCATATCCGATTTTTTAGCTGGCTCGCAAAAAGTTATGATCCATTAACACACCACAGGACGCAAAAATTTTGGCAATGTGTGGGTAAGATGTGGTTTTTGAGAATAATAAGTGTTTATCTAATGTTTTTTTTATCTTCTGTTATCTTATAAAGTGTGTGTATATAGTTGAAAATGTGTGCAATAAGAGTATAATTAGTGAGTATCATAAATAAAAAGGAGAACAAATATGACACGATTAAAATTTAATTCTAACAAGTCTTTAGTCAAGCTGGCTAAGGAAACTATCAAAGCTAGTAATTTCCAAGTAGCTTATAGAGATAAATACACAACAGATAAATCTTTCTATCTTGTAAAAGATGATGGTATTTATTTAATGAACGCTTATCAAACACCAAAAGATAAGACACCAAAAACTAATAGCACAGTTGTCTATGCTAGTGGATTCAATCCTAAATATAACAAAGATGTTTGGGAAGATTCATATCTAGTAAGTAGAGATGACTTTGCTTTCAACTTACATTTAGAAGATGACCAACTAGAAAGAATTGCCAATGGTGGTTCTATTGAAGTTGGTTTAAGTGAAGATGAATATTCAGTGAGGGCGTAATGGATATAACTAAACAAGACTTAAAAGAATTTGTTGTGAGAAGAATCACAACCATAGTAGAGGAAACAGTTGTCATGGCTACTAATTGGGAACAAGCAGAAGATTTAGCCATTGATAATTGTGATGATATTAAATGGGAACATATAAGCGACCATGAAACTATAGACGCTGAGGAGGTGTAGCAATGGGACTAACTTTAGTAAACGAAATGCCAAAGGCAAAGAAGAAATACACAAGAGATGAATTAGAAGTAGGGTTTAAAAGGTTTAACAAACTTGCACAGAAACTCTACAAGCTAAACAATTTAGGAAAAAAATCTGAACCATGGCATTGGAAAGATGAACAAGAAGCAATAATCATGAAGAAAGATTTTGACCTAATGGACGAAGCAGTTGGTTATTTTTGTGGTAGCCACTTAGAAGTCGAAGAAAAAATAACACCATATAGACTGCATGTTTACAGTGCAGGATATTGGATAAATATAGGAGCATAGAATGGATATAGAACATTCAAAACTTGAAAGCATACATTGTGCATTACAAGAACTACAACAGGAGTTTAATATTCCTAATGATCATGAGCATTTAGAAAATGCTTTTAAATTTACAGAAGATTTAAGAGAGAAATATTTAAAGGAGCAAGACTAATGATTGAAGAACTACTAGATAAATACCATGTAGACGATTTTGATGATCTATTAATTGAGATTATCAAACAAATGCAAGAACAAAAAGAAACTAGGGAGCAAGACTAATGAATACATATATATTAAAAATAAGGGGTGGCTTGGAGTTCGATATTCAAGCCAAAGACTTACTTGATCTACACTCGCAAATTAATCTTACCTTTATGAATGAGCTGGGTTATTACCTAGATGATTTCATAAGCATAGAACTAAAGAAGCCAAACATGATAAGCGTATGCGAAGAATGTAGGACGCAATCATGGACTATGGAAGATGTAAATGGTCAACCAATTACTAACCATGCAGGAAAGGACGCATACTGTTTTAAGTGTGATGACTTTGCCCATGTCATTGAGATAGAGGAGGTAGTCAATGGATAGAAGCAATATAAAAGTATTGGTTGCTTGTGAGTATAGTGGAACAGTAAGGGACGCATTCCTTGAACTAGGTTTTGACGCTTGGTCTTGCGACATACTACCATGCGAAAGCGATATACAAGATAGACACTATGAGGGAGATGTCTTTGACATCTTGGATCAAGGTTGGGACTTAATGATAGGACACCCACCATGTACTCATCTATCTGTTAGTGGAGCAAGGTGGTTTACTGAGGGTAAGAAACCAATGTATTTAAGAGATGAGGCTATTGAGTTTGTTCAGAAACTTATGGACGCACCAATCAAACACATAGCCATTGAGAATCCAGTTAGTGTTATCTCATCTTACATAAGGAAATCAGATCAAACGATTAACCCTTATCAGTTTGGACACAAAGAATACAAACGCACTTGCTTATGGCTAAAAGATTTACCCAAGCTGACTGAAACAGATAATGTTAAGGAAGCTACTGACAAACTACACCCTAAAGAAAAGCATAGGATTTGGTGGATAGGTAGTGGCAAGGGTAAAGAAAGGAGTATGTTCTACACAGGCATTGCTAAGGCCATGGCTGATCAATGGGGAACATACATAGAACAAAGTATCAACAAGGAGAATGACTAATGAGTTATAAAGAATGGGACAATTTTATTATGAGCATAGATAATGAAATTGATAAAAAAGTAATGGGCGAGGGTATTTATCTTACTACTGATAGTGGCGAGGGTTTGGGTTATTGGAACTCTTTAGTATTAAATGCGTTAGTAAATGAAATAGAAAAAGGCAATTTAGTTTTAAACGACTACAGCAAAGAAGATTTACGCAAGAGAGTTGAGGAATCTTATGCAGATTCCGATAGAGATTATTCTTTAAATGAACAAACTAAAACATTTATTAAAGAGGTATCTAATGACAGAACATGATCTAAAAGTAGAACGACAACGAACACTTATCAAGCTGGAGAAGTGGCGTAAAGAAATCAAGATGATCCTTGACGAAAAGAAAGATCCTGAAAAACCTTGGCAGTTTACCATTACATACAATGATGATAGCCAAGTAATTGAATGGTCTAACTCTAATCATAAGCAACATATTCCTAGCCCACATAGTGAGGAGGATCTTATTGACATGATGAAAGGAGATGAACACGAAAGGCAAAGAAAATTATTTAACCAAAAAAGGAGAGAGAACAATGGGATTTAAAATAGAAAAAGATGTGCCACTAAAGAAAGCAAACTTTAGAACACCATTTACACAAGCACTCGATAAACTTTTAATCGGAGATACGATTACAGGTTTAAGTAGAGATGAGGTCTACAAATACAGATCAAACTTCTACACAGCACACTTCAAGGATCGCAAGTTCCAATTCTGGAAGGACGCAACATCTAAAAGATATTGTGTGCAAAGGGTAAGCTAATGACATTCGAAAAAGGCATGGCTAAGTTGAAAAACTTAGTCAGCTCCTTAGAAAAAGAAAACATATCCCTCGAAGAATCAATCCAATCTTTTGAAGAAGGAACTAAGGTCGCAAAGTATTGCGAACGCAAGTTACAGGCCGCAGAAGATAGAGTCAAAGCTATTCTTGATCAGTCTGATCTTCAATAAGATCCTTATCATCTTCTACAGTTTCCGAAGTACCCAAGATAATCTGATTCTCTAACACCAACTCTTTCAATCTATTCTCTAGCTGATCCCTACTCATGTTATCTATCTTATGAATCTTCAACTCTTTCCTATCTACCATAAGCCCAGCAAGTTTAGCTCTTGCAATCTCTGCTGTGACCGCAGGCCCATAACTTCCATCGGCTAATGCAACATCTCTTATCTCACCTAACTTAGTTGCTATGCCTTCAAAAGTAATTTCATTCTTAGCTCTTTGCACAGCTTTGAGTTCCATGATCTTCTCTTGCACATGAGCATACTGCTGATCACTCAACAATCTCGTTGCCGCAACCCCTGGATTTTCATAGCCCGCAAGATGAGCACACTTCGTCTGCTTATAATCTTGATACACCATAAGGTCGACAAATGTTTCCTGTTTTTTTGTTAATTTTTTTTTCTCTTCCATGTCTATATTCTAACAAGATTTCTACTAGAGAATACTATCTCTCCTAAGTAAAGGTGTATGTTAATACACACCTTTCTATAGTTCTCTATAGAGATGCACGTACGCACAACCGCACGTACCAGTAAAACTAGGGCTTTCAGAGGTGCATGTGCGTATGTGCAGGCATGTGCAACTGCACAACCGCACAGACACCTAAATCGCATAGGAATGCACGTTTCAGAGGGGGGTGTGCAATTCGCCATTTCTCCATTGCACGTACGTTTTTGTATATTTTTTGTACAACCAGGATCATTTTTATTATGGGACATTTGTTTCTTTTTCTCTCCTTTATCTCTATTCTTACCAAAGATTCTATCAAAGTTCTCATTAAATTTATCACGATCTCTAGTACGATCACGACTACCTTTTCCACCATGCCATTCAGTCA